ATCTCCAGAGATCGGGGTGTTCACCGTCGAGGCAATCAAGCGGCGGGTTCCGTTGATCGCTGAGACTGCAACCTATCGCGACTTTGCCCTACGCTGGGCAGACATTCGTTCCTAGTAGGGGGGGGGGCTTAGGCCCTTCCCTTTTTTCTTTCAGGTTAAAATTAACCTGACAATCTTTACATCATGAGGAGTTGTTATGACTAAATTATCAGAGAAAGCTGTACTCGTTAAGGTTCACGGCAAGACTTGGCGCGGCGTTGTCAAGGACAAGGAAGCCACGCAGACTGCGGCGGCTAACTTCAACACTACCGACAAGTGGGTGACGTTGAGCAAGCGGCTGGTTGATCCTGCTATCCTGCAACAGCCTAAGAAAATTTTGGGTGCAGCCCGAAACTATCTCCGGGGCAATAGCGCAGGTGCGCTCGACGGCAACCGCATACCCGGTGGCCTCCCTGCTTGGGATGACAATGGCAAGCATATCTTGCCAAATGCTCTGAACGAGCAGGTCCTTCGCAATCTGGGGGAGTTCCAGTCTCAATTCGAGAAGGCAGTGAATGATCTGTCGAGGGTGCTGCCTGATGCTATCGAACAGGCTCGTCGGGAAAACCCGGACCTGTTCAAGGACGGCGACTACCACGGTGATGCCTCCTCGATTATTGCAGAGCATTACGAAATCGGCAGGGAGCTTGATATCATACCCGACGCAGGTGATATCCGCGTATCTGCCAGTGCGGAGTTCGTTGCCGCTCTCAGGGGCGAGGTTGAGGACCGCGCCAACAAGCGGCTCAACGAGGTCGCAGAGCATACCCGCTCTGCGATTATCAGCACAATCCGCCACTTCGCGGATAGCCTTTCCGACTATGACCCGGAAAACAAACGTGCAACCGCGTTCCGCGACTCGACAGTGGACAAGGTGCGGGAGTTAATCCCGGTAGCACGGGCGCTGAACATTGACGGGGATGCGAGAGTAGACAATGCCCTCACAGACATCGTCAGGGTGCTGGGCAATCGCTCTGCTGCGTCACTGCGTGAGGACGCGATTGATAGGCAGCACGTTGCTGCCGAGGCCACCAAGCTGGCCGACAATCTTGTTTCAATCTTTAACTAGGAGGTGACTATGTATCAATCCATCACTGATCCAGAATACGGGCGCTTGGTTCGCGCTCGTTCTCGCCTTGGCAGCAAGGCACCGGGCTATGCTGGTATTGTGTTTGGCTTGCCGTTGATCGAGACCACATTGACCGACACGATGGCGACTGACGGCACCAGTATGTTCTGGAACCGCGCTTTCGTTCAGTCGGTCCCCGATGCGGAGCTTGAGGCAGTTGTTCTGCATGAGGGGCTCCATGTTACCCTGATGCATCACCTGTTACGCGGTGATATCAACCCTGACCTGTGGAATCAGGCTTGTGACTACGCAATAAATATTATTGTGGCAGATGCAGGATTGAAGCTGCCCGACTCGGCATTGTTCGACACCAAATATCGTGGGTTATCTGCGAAGCAGATTGCCAAGTTGCTGGGCGATGATCAGCAGCAGCAGCAGAGCCAGCCTCAAGATGCTCAAGGTGATGACGGGAAGCCATCTGGCGCACCATCAAACCCCGATCATGCTGGGGAGATATGGGATGCCACCGACGAAGACGGTGAGCGCCTGTCGGGTGATGACTTGGAAGATGCTGCTGAGGCGGTGCGGCGTGACATCATCGTTGCTGCCGAAGTCGAGAAGGTGACAGGTTCCGGCACGATCAACATCAGTGATGGCGTCCTTGATGCCGCCAAGGCTGCAAGTGTTGACTGGCGGGAAGCATTAGCTGACTTCCTGTCGAAAGCGTTTGGCAGTGAGCCGACATTGGCGCGGCCTAATCGTCGCTTCATTGGGGGCGGTGACTACTTCCCCTCAACTGAGGGCGTAGGTGGCGGTGACTTGGTGTTCGCTATCGATACCAGCGGCAGCGTCTCATCTCAAGAAGCCCAGCGATTTGCCGATGAGATCGATAGCTTGCGCGATGTTATCAAGCCTGACCGTGTTGTGGTTATCTACTGCGATGCTCGTATCCAGCGCACTGCTGGGGGCGATCTTTATGATGAGTTCCTCGACCACAATGATATCGAGATTGAGAACAAGTCAGGCGGCGGCACTCGTTTCGAGCCGCCGTTCAAGCTGTGTCAACAGGAGGGCATTGATCCTGCCGCACTGATCTACTTCACAGACGGCTATGCCAGCCTGTCTAGGGAGGTGCAGCAGGAGACGGGCTTCCCGGTACTTTGGGCATCAACAGGCGTTGATCCAAGGACGCACACTGATCCCTTCGGGGACTTTGTGAAAGTGGAGATGTAGGGGGCACCCCCCCCTCACCTCTACAAGTTAAAATTAACCTGACAATATTAAAGGAGGAAAGGGAATAACGATGAAAAACAATACTAAAATATGCCCAGAATGCAACGGTAATGGATTTGTAGACGTTACTATTTTTGACACGTTGGCTGCTGGGCTTCCTAACCATCCCCGTGAAGTAAGGCAATGCGAAAACTGCAATTCAAGTGGGGAGGTGAGAGATGACTAAGTTCCAGAAGTGCCGCAACTGCGGTGGGCTGGATGAGCTGCTGATGACTATTGGCGGTAAACAGCAATGGTTCTGCGCTGATTGCGGAACTGAACGGGAGGTCAATGACTTTGATCTCGATACCCCTAGGACAATAGCAATAGATAGGTTTGGAGAGTGACATGGAGTGGCATATATGGTACTTAGTGAGTGCAATATGTTCGTTTGTGTGTGTGATATGCCTACTGCCGGTGGCAGTCAGGCAAGCACGATGCTGGCGACAAATTGCGGCTAATGTTATTGGGTTGGTCTTAACGGTACCTCTAATGACATTAACTTTAACTGCAACAGTGTATTTGGTATCGAAATGACAAGTGAACTCATGCTCATGCATCGGATGCAGCGCGGCGATGCCACGTTCGATGATCACATTAACTTGGCTCAGTCTCTCATCTCAAGAGGCTGGGCAGAGAGAATGCCGCCGGATTGGGCTACCGAGGCATTTAGTTTCGCAACAGTCCTTACTGAAACAACAAAGGAGAGAGGTGAAGATGTCATGCAGGACGTTAGTATCAAAATCAAATACGATCAGGACGAAATTGCGTCTGTTGAAATCAACGGAAAATGCAAAATATCTGTCAGCGATTCAGAAGGAGAGCAGGTCTATGAAACAACAAAGGCCATATTCTCCTCCTCTGATTGTCGAGAGGACGCCTTATGAATCGCAGGTAGATTTGCTCTTCAAGGCTAGTCACAAAGCTAACTGCGAAGAATTCAAAAGATTGTTTTTTATTAAGGCAAGGGAACTTGTCAGAAAGAGGATTTACGATGGCTATGAAAAGAATTCACATCAACTTACCAGACGAAGTGCATGAATCACTTAAAAAAATGTGCAACAAAGAATGTCGAAATGTTTCGGCGCAGGTTCAGTTTCTTATAAAAAACGCGGAGCTAAAGTATGACAGAGAGAACCCAGCCGCTGGCTCTGAGCTTGTTGGTTTGACCACATAATCATAACGTCCCGGTGGCTGCTGGGTAGTCGCAGAGGCGCTGCGATAAAGAAGTGGATTAGCTGGTGAATTAGCACCATTAGCGAAGCCGCAAACGCGCCCGGTCCATGTGAGGTTTAAATCATGGCGGCTCTGAGTAGTCGATAGGGGGTCTTGTGGAGAAGAAATTCTGAGAAACAAGGCCCCCGCTCCTTAATAAATGGAGACGATTGATGTATAGTTACAGGCATTCACCAAGGGAGAATGACGATAGTGAGACAAGGCGCTCGACCAACGCACATCACAGTTGCAAAGTGTGCTCTGGCACCGGGCGTGATCTTTTGATTACACACATAGACGCTTGCCCTATTTGCACAAGACTAGCCGAAGATCACTACCAGAGATTGAGGCAATAGAAGAGAGCAACACAAGTGAGCACGATAGGTATTTTATTTTTTGGGTTTGTGATCGTATCATATTTTGTTGGTATGTGGGTGGGCACAAAGATTGCTAGACCCAAAACTATTGCCCCCACACCAGAGAACAAAGCCACAAAAAAGAAATTGCAAAGTAGAATGGGACTACCCTCACGCAGAGGGTAGCTACCCTAATCCTTCATCCAATCGTTGTCCCACACATCAGGGATTTCAGAATAGGTGCCAGTCACCACATCGTATTGCAATTCTGACATACCCTGCTTCCCCAAATGTTTAAAGCGAACTTTCCAAACGTGGATTTCGACGCGCTCTGTGTCGAAGTTACGATGCACAGTGAACCCAATATCAGCTTTAGCAAACCAACTAGCTGACGCGGAGATGTCGTAACCCTTAGGCACGGGATAGTTGCCATCTGTCTGGCGATATAATTTCGCCGGGTGCGCTATGAAAAACACCGCGACATCATGCGCTGCTGCCCAGTTTCTAACCTTAGTCAGCATCTCGCTGATCAGATTGGTTTCGGATTTCGACCCGACGTTCATCTCCATATAATTGTACGGGTCAATGGTTAATGTCCTGACCCCCATCCGAGATACAGCAGCAGACGCCCTCTCCAAGATATCATCTATTGTGGCAGTCGTACCGTCGCTCTGCTCCATAAAAATAAAATGCTCCTTGAGCCAATCAAGCGCACCCTCCATTTCCTCCTCAGACATTCGAGGGCTTGGCCCGTTATGAAATGGCTTGCCCAGCGTCTTCTCCAAGAACTTACTGATGTGCATATGTGGTGGGTTTTCGAAAGAGCAGACTGCGTGTTTCCAATCGTATGTGCGGGCGAGATTAAATAATAATTGATCAACAAACTCTGACTTGCCCATGCTAGGCACCCCGGTGATCACATGCACCATGCCAGATTTGATCGTGAACAGCTCATCTATATTCGCCAAGCCGGTCGTCAGGCCCTTACCTGCGCCATTCTCATATAGGTTACGCACTTGATCAGCATAATGTTCTGCATCAAACAGGCCAGCAATAGGCCATCCTTCCGCTGCATCTATAATATTACAGAGTGTAGCCTTGCCATGCTTTAACAAGACATCATTCGCGTCTTTACAATCTTCGGGAAAATTAACTGTAAAGCATTTGGATTTACCGATACGCCTTGCCAGTTCTTCAGCAAGCGCCTTGCCCGGTCCATCTCTGTCCACGGCTATGACAATTTTATCGCACTCTTTCAAAGCATCATTCGCGTTCCAGACGTAGCTGAACTTGCGATCTTCAGACGGGTCAACCGATCCATCTGACGCCTTCAGCGGTGCGCCGTTTGGAACTGATATAGCGTTCTTAACGCCAGCTTCCCTTAGCGAAAGCGCATCTATTTCCCCTTCAACAATCACTATCGGGTCTTCAGGTTTTACCCGCTCTATACCGTAAAACGAAGAGGCGCTGCCCTCCTGTATGAAATCCTTGATCTCTATGCCACGATATTTGACTGCGTAAATATTATCTGAGACAGGATCGACGTATGGAAAGCCGCAACATAGCTCCTCTTTGCCAGCTTTTCTCAACCATTTGCTGGCAGACAATACGCGCCCAGAGGATATCACCTCCTCAGACAAGCCACGCTTCTTCAGGTAAGTGACGGCAGCGTCTTCGATCTTCTCAACAGGCGGCTTAAATTTCACAATATTATCTTGCTTTTCTTCCCTCATTGTTCCCCCATTTTCTCCGCAATGATGGCAAAGCCACCGGACATCCTTATCGATTACTTTTATCGAAAGGCATTGCTGACGTTGGCTTGACCGCTTGCGTGTATGGCTACAGGCTGGACAGGTATGCCTGTATTGGCCGTCAGGTTTGTTACCAAATAACGCACGGATTTCGTCTGAGATATCGCTTTTCACTAGTCACCTCTTAGTCACCTCTCCATCGGAGATATCAGGAATCACTCAGTCTTGCAACCTTGATAATTGTATGTGGGTTCTCTTTGTCCAGACCATGCAAGATAATTTTTGCCTTAATCTGCCGATCATTCTTGATCACATAGTCTTGCAACAGGTCCATAATTAAACTCTCATCTAGGTCAGGACGGCGACTAGCATAAAAGATATGGCAAGCTAGGATAACATCGTCTGTTACCAAAGGCTCTAACACCGGGCATTGCCCTCGAAATATCTTCTCGTAGCCACGCGCCTTGTCAGACTTAATTACTGCTGGCCGGTTCCCAAACTTAACTAATTTTCTTGAGTTTGATTTGCTTGCCGGTTCCCCAATTATAGTACATTCAAAAAACCAGTTAAATTTTTTACCAAAATCATCTAAATTATCTATTGCCATTACACACCTAATTATTTAAGGTCCGCCATTCATGAGGTACACAAACAAAAATGACTTACCTGAGCCTGTCGTTAAAGCTCTGACAGAGTTCGAGGGTTCACCGGAAAGGATCGATGGTATTCGCGTTACCACGCTTATCGATTCTCCCAGAATTTCACAATTGAGGCAAGAGCACTCACATAATATTACGGAGGATGTTAGCGAGTTAGTTTATCGCGTCATGGGCACTGCGATACATAAGGTTTTTGAGAATGCCAGCAGCAATTCATATGTTGCTGAAGAGAGGTTGTCTCATACGGTAGATGGCACCCTTATATCGGGCGCTATCGATCTTCAGTATGAGGACGATGGAGTTGTTGATCTCAAGGACTTTAAAAGCACAAGCGTCTATAAGGTCATGCAAGACGGACACCCCGACTGGGAGAAACAACTTAATGTATATGCATTTCTGGTGCGGCACTCCAAGGGGTTAAAGGTTAGATCGTTAAGCGTTATTGGTGTGTTAAGGGACTGGCGGAAGGCTGACTCAGAGAGAAGGGCCGGGTATCCATCAGCGCCTATTTTGGAGCTTAATGTTCCGCTTTGGTCAGAGGAAGAGCAGGATGAATTTGTGAGAGAACGTATCCGGCTTCACCGCGTAGCGGAGCTTGAGAAGGAATTTTCTGGACTGCCGGAATGCACAGATGAGGAGAGATGGACGAGGCCCGGTAAGTGGGCTGTGTACAAAGGCAAGAACAAGCGCGCTCTAAGACTATTTGATACAAAGGAAGAGGCAGAAGCCCTCGCAAACGAAACGGACGATAGGAGGATTGAAGAAAGAAAGTCTGAGTATGTTCGTTGTTCTAATAATTATTGTCGAGTTAACGAATGGTGTGAGCAATGGTTAGATTAATATTCTTAATAGGTGCGTGTATCATTTTCAGCGGGTGCGTACATATAGTGGTGCCTTCAGCTTTATCTCATATCGTGACCCATTCTAGGTTTGAACGGCTAGGAGAGAGACTAGACAAGCTGGAAGGTAAAAAAGAAGAGCAGCAAGGGGGACGGAGAGAGGAGCAGAAAGAAGAACAGGCACAGCAACTCGTTTATGTGCCATCGATATTTCAGAAATAGATTTATAACAGAAGAAGGTGACAAAAGATGACGACAAAAAAGAACACTTGGCAGACGCTAAGTAAGATTGACTGCACAGAACATGCCGAGAATAAAAACGGGCTAACTTACCTATCTTGGGCATGGGCATGGGGGATTCTGAAAGAGAACTTTCCTGATGCTACTTTCGAGAAACACTATTTTGATGGTGTTCCTTACACGGCGGACACTAGTGGTTTTGCTTTTGTAAAGGTGACGGTGACGGTTGATGGCAATGATCAGACAGAGACATTGCCTGTCTTGGACTACCGCAACAAAGCGGTAAAAAATCCAGACGCTTTCGCGGTCAATACTTCTTTGCAGAGGTGCTTGACCAAAGCTATCTCATACCACGGGCTAGGCCATTACATCTATGCTGGTGAAGATTTGCCGCCTAGTGATGGAGACGAGGCCCCCAAGGAAGTGTCTAAGGAAGAGCCTAAAGAAGCGCCTAAGAAAGTTAAGGATCAACCTAAGGCAGCAAAGCCTCAGGTTAAAATTAACCCAGCCAATGTTAAGTTAGAGGAGTTCCGCTCTCAATTCCTAGACCATCACGCAGATATTGTTGAGATGGATGAGGATGCGAAGCTTGCCGACATAACGGAAAGTGACAGCTTTGATGTGGTTCTCAAAGTGTTTGAGACATTCATGCCTCGCATCCACGATAAGTGGGGATCAGGGCCAGAGGAAGGATACAGCGGTGAAGATATGTACGAGAACAATGATGATTGCGTAAAGGCAATCGAAGGTTTCTACCTAAAGAACAAAAAGGTGGTTTCAATGCTGTCCTCAGATGCGCCATCTTATCATAAGCAGGTAATGGGTATATTTAAGGCGGCTAAAGGAGCAGCCCAAAAGGGTGAGCAGTATGAAGGAGTAGCAGCATAATGAAGGCAAACTTTGGTGGCGGTAACTTCTTTCGCAATAAGCGGAAGATAGAAACCATGAACGTCCGGTTGGACTTTGCAAGTAACCACAACCCTAAACAACCCGACTTCTCAGGCGATATTGAGATCACAAAGGATTGCGTGAAGTTCCTTATGGAGGCTTTTAAGAATCGGGAAACTGATCGTAGTAAACGCCGCCAAACTGAGGGGCAGGAGATCGTTAAGCTAGAGGTTGGTGGTCGCGTGTGGGAAAGCCGCAGCGGCGATCAGTACTTCTCTATGTGGCTCCAAGAGCCATACAAGAAACCAGAGCCCCAGCAAGGCCCAGCAGATGAAGTTGAGCTTGATGACGAGATACCGTTCTAAGAAATGGTTAGCGCGTGTCAGGGAAGAGCCGTGCCTAATATGCGGCTCTCCCTACACCGTAGCCCATCATGTAATGTTTACGGCACCCGCCGCCATGTCTCTTAAAGTACCGGACGATAAGACCGTCCCTTTATGTACTCCTCATCACATGGAGCTTCATATGGATGGTAACGAAAGACGGTGGTGGGCCAAGCAAGGAGTTGATCCAGAAGAATGGATATCGAAGTTCGAGAGCGAAGTTACGGATTTGAAGCGGTAAAGACCGCGCTTCGCCAAACAAAGGACGGGATTGCAGTAACAATCGTTGTCCACCCAAATGATGTCCCCTCTGATCTTATGAGTGATCCGATTGGTTCGCGGTATATGATCGGGATGGCGCGATTGGACGAGCAAGAACAGATTATTGAGCCTGAAAGCGTGAAGGAAGGTAGAAAACTATCTAATCAAGCTGGGATGTTTTGCAGAGATCAAGTGTTTCAACAGTGGTTAGTAGACGCAGATTTGTCTTTTGCTGTAGATGAAGAGAGCGCAATCGCCGCAGTGAGAGAGTTTTGCGTTATAGATAGCAGATCAGAGCTTAAATCTAACATCGAGGCACAAACAATGTGGATAGCGCTGTTAGCCCGGTTTGAATCGAGGGGGGAATAATGCACGACGACAAAAAAATAATTCTTGAAGAGGCCACAGACAAAGTCTGCGGAGATCGGCATGATGATTATGGGGACGCCACACTGAACCACACGCGGATTGCAGCGTTGTGGAATGTCTGGATCACCAATCGAAGATGGGCCGGTAACCCCTTAACAGCATACGATGTTGCAATGATGATGAACTTAACTAAATTTGCACGGTGTATGAATAAACCTAAGCACGATTCTCATGTTGACATTGCGGGATATGCAGCGGTTGCGAATGATATTTACGAAACTATAGTTGGAGTAAAGGTTGATGGCGGGACGGAAGAACAGACCAAGACGGATGGATGAGGTTTCAAGGACTTGGAACATTGTTTTTCCTGTCAGGCTAATAGAGAAGATAAAGGCCAAGGCCGCTGAAAGGAGCATAACGGCTGCATCTTTGGTGAGGGAAGAGTTAGACGCTCCTAGCGAGACCAACAGTAGCGGCTTAAAGGAAAAGATATTTGCGATAATTCGCAAGGAATTTACTTTCCCGAAGTACGCTAACGGCAAAACCTTGGGTGATACGATTGTTGATAAGGTGGAAAAGGGACTTTAAAAAGAAGGAGAGCGGGTGACTAATCCGCTCTCCTACAACACGAGGTGACCGCAGCTATAAGATGATAAAAGCGGCAAGCCAAGGATATCACAACGAATCAGCGGAGAGCAACCCGTGATAGTATCTTTATCTTATACATTTATATGTATACAGGCGGTCATTGTTTTTGTTTTATACCAAATAGCACTGCTGCTCACCGTCACAGCAATCTGCTACTGGACGATTACAAGACTCACACTCCATATGCGCTCTCTTGTAAACAAGTCGCGTAGCCTGACCGCACCACGGACAATCCGATAAATTAGCGTCTTGACCTGTTTTTGCTTTTTGGACTCGCTCTAAGGTTTTTGGACGAATTGTTACGGGGATTACCGTCCTTGTGATGTACATCTCTCTTATCTCCCTTTTTTAGCTTCCCAGAACTGACCATCTTGCGCCTCGCTTTGTTGCGAGAGTTCCGGTTTGCCTTTTGTTTCGGCTTGGAATGGTAATTCTTGTATTCTTTTTTGTAATTCCTAGCCATTGGCGTCTCCATAAAATATCTTTTGCCATTCCTTGTGGCGCTTTAAAGGTATGTTAACGTAAGAAAACAATCTCGCCATCCTAATCACGCACCAGTTTAGCATGTTTATCGGAAACGGCAGAGGTTTTACGACATCAATAAATAAAACAGACCTGATCTCATCAGTGTCGTTCACGGCAGTGTGCTCATATGTATCGTCAAACAATACACATTTGCCTTCCTTCCAGTGCAACTTCCTGCCATTGACCGTCAAATAACACTTCTTCTCATTCGGTATATCTAGAGCCAGATGAAGTCTCAGAACGCCCGAGTACGGGCCAGCATGTGGATTTAAAACTTTGCGAGGCCCCAACACTGAAACATACGCACTAATAATGCTTGGGTGGTCAGATATAATCTTAACAGTCTCAGGCATCTGTTCACAGTTCTTGGGGAACCATATGTTGGCCCCCTTCAAGAAAAATAAACGCCACTTATCATCATTGGATATTTCCATTTGATGAGGCGATATCTCCTGAAATGGAGCAAAGTCATCGTATCTCTTGATTAGCTCTTTATACTCAGCCTGTATCACCGAGAAACTATTCTCTAAATCAGACGATCCTGAGAACAGGCAGGCAGGATATATCTCTTGCGTACCCCACTTGTTATATTTTCTATAAAGGGGCTGTAAAATTTTTTCTACAAAAAGAGCCACGGGTTAAAATTAACCTATAAATCTGATTTTGGATGCTTTCCATTGTGCATCTTCTTCAATGAATCAACATCTTTTTGCAAGCCAAGAATAGAAATATCTAATCTTTCAAGAGACCTGTGTAGCCTCTCCCTTGCCTCTGGGCTCATCATTCCGCTAATAACGTCCATTCTCTGGCCTACCAAGTCAGTAGCATTGTCATTTCGATCAAGACGAGCGTCTAGTTTAGCTAATTTATGAGTGGCATCTTTAAGGTTCTTATCTATCTCAGAGACCTTTTGACGGACAACAATAAAACTAGTAACCACACTCGCCGCCATGCCAGCTATGGTTATTATCATACGAGCATCGAGTTCCAATTTAGATTCCCTTGGAGCCTATGCCAATAGCGATAACGCAAGATAATCTGGGCGTTCCAATAATGGTGACATAACTATTAATTTGGCCCTCTTTTAGAAAGGTCGTAAGAAAATGATTGTCCGGCATACTAATTATTTGACCATATAGATTATATTTTTCGTTGCTTAAAGCTGCGTAAAAATTAGGGGGAAAGTAACAAGGCGCGTCTACCTTCAATAGACCAACGGGCGGCAGTTGATCTGAATAAAAGGCTGGACCCGGTGGCGAAAAATGTTCCACATTCAGGGGTAGCGGCATTGGGGTGGGCAGCGGAACGGCTGGCCCTCGATTTATATAGGGTTTATCAGAGGAAGAAAAAGGATAATTAGCGCAACCCGATAGAAGAAAAACAGAAAACAGGAGCGCTAGTCGTATTATCTTACTTGCCACCTGACTTGCTCCGAAATGCACGGGCTTTACTCATAGCCCTATTCCCAAACCAAAAGGCCATTATGGCGCTAAATATAGCCGCCGTGTCATCGTCCCATGCAGCCTGTATTGCTGCCGTCCACTCCACGTTTTGGCTTGCTATGAGTGCGTATATCAGCGTTCCTTTGACCGCCGCGAACATGGCAAAGAACAAATAAGTAATGACAGGGCGCACAGAACCCCTAAGACCGTTGACAAAAGAACCAGATTCGAGAGACTGATCATGTTTATAAATATTCTCCGCTTCAGATATATCTGCCTGTGCATCTAACTCTTCTATCTTCAAGCTAGACAGCTTCTCAGCATACTTGGCCTTCGCCTCAAGCATAAGAAGCTCCTGCTCATTGGCTTGCTTTTGCTTAAAATACCCAAGAACCTCAGGTATAATTGATGTAGTGAAGCCCAGTAATGTTCCGAGTAATGATATCATTTTTTCTTAGCCATCCACGCCGACATGCCCATGTAAGCACCAACAACACCAGCCATACCTATATAAAAAAGCCCAAACAAATCAGATAAAGCCTTGATACGGGTGTCCGGGAAGAGTGGCAGGAACAATGCGGCAGTGAAAATAATCATGGTAATCATTGCAACCCATGCCATATGCTTCTGGGCGTCTGCCTTCTCCTCTGCGATCTCTGCTTGCGAAGCGGCTATTTCGCCCTCTGTGACAACCCCGTCATCATTTATATCAATGGACTGCCTACCGTATGTAGGTGACATCAGTATTCTCTATAAAAGATAGATATAATCCCCGAACAACCGCCAACAATCAGCAACAACGGCCAATCAAGTAAGGCCCCCAAGGAAATTAGAATAACTCCAATGCCAGACCAAGTCGTAATCTCTCTGGCTCGATTATCTATCCAGTGACAAAGCTTTTGAAAATACTTCATGTTTATCTCCTAATAAGACCAAATATTGGGGCGTGGGCTGTCCTCTTTTACATCTATATGAAGAAACCTAGCGTTACCCTTCTGGTTAACACCTATACCCTTCACCCGATCATCTGCACAGATTAACCTTAACAGATCATACGCATCTTTTCCAGATACGCCGACATCACACGCCATACCTGTTGAATGTACGCCCCGTGAACTTTTTCTCTCCTCGATAGGATGAAGTGGGCATCTATAGCCAGACGTTATTCGCATAGACTGTCCGTACTCATCTCTGATAGATTGCATAACATCCATTAACTGCTCACTGATAACTAAGTCATTAGCGCCACATTGTGCAGTGACGCAATGCTGACAACGAAACTCATCAGGGGAGAAGTTAGGGTATTTTGACCAATCCACTAGTCTGTTCTCCTCATATATTCTGATTTACGTTCTCCGTAATAAGAAACTATCTCATTCATCATTTCTTGGATTTTAATGAACATTTCTTTCTTGTTACTGGCTGACATGCTCGGATCGACATCAATTTCTCTTTTTAATTTACGCAACTCAGACAGTTCCTTCGATATTATCTTTACATCACCAGCGACATCCAAAAGACCTTCGTTCCTTTTCGCTCGTTCATACCAATCATCTGCGCGGCCTTGCTTGTCTAAACTAGCAAGCGTCTTTGTAAATATATCCACTTCATTGGCAAGTTGATAAAAGGCTTCGACAGGCCCGGTTCCTGCTCTCTCTTGTAAGAACCTACCAAGAACAGGATATTGATCTGGCCTTTTATCGGCAGGCGCAGGAAGGTCTAGATAGTTACGCATGATGCCGTCAGATGCGAGTAGAGCATACGATCCAACAGTGCCTAGATACCCCCTAACTAGGTGATCAATTTTTCTAGGCTGATAATCTATGTTCATGTCAGCAAGATGTTGAGACGCAGCTAATGCCAAAGGCGAGGCGGTTGTTGGATCAGCCGCAAAACCTTCTGTCCTGCCCTGAAAATATGGCACGATAGGTTTGCCGGTATAAGTATCATAATTACCTATTGATTCAATCAAAGGCATCATGGCTTGAGGGAACTGAACGGCAAACGTACCCGTTAAATGACGCACTATAGACCTCAAGTTATCTGGTTGGTCCGTTTTATCCGCTAAACTTCTTATTATCCGCTCAGGTATAACTTTTCCGACGACACCAAGCTCGAAAGGTATCGGGGCTTTAAATGCAGGAACAAAGTCTGAGTCAATCCCAAGCCAGCGAGGACTAATGATCCAGTTCATATCTTTGTCTGTTTCGTTTGCGTTATAATACCACGGGTTCTCTTCTTCATCTTCTGACATAAGCCAGAACGAATACATTGCATTCACAGCAACGAAAGTGAGGAACCTATACATAAACCTCTTTTTTCGCTCCTGTTGTGTCATGGTGGTCTCAGTGCCAACCTTGCCTCGATAGCCTCTATACATAACATCTAAGCCCTGAATTCTAGCGTTCAGGAACGGTATCATGGCAGTAAATGCGTTAAAGACTGGATTGGAGCCGCGACGACTGAAGTTAATCACCTCTAAAGCCTCAAACATGGCGGCAGTTGGGTTCTGTGTGGTTTTCAAAACCCTGTTATACACGCCAATTCTAGCGGCTGTATCGGATGTCGCTGTCAGCTTGTCAAGAGTGTCCCACCATTTAGCTGGATTAAGAGGGCTTCTGCGCTGTTGTTTAAAAATCTTCTCTGCGCGTTTATCTCTTTTATTATCATAACCGCCAACAAAACCAACAGCCTCTAACGCCTCAGCTTCTGCACTCCCCATAATGGCCTTAGCCAAGCCTACAGCAGTGGCGGGACCGGGAACCGTTGTAATTCCAGAACTCATCCATGATGACATAGAATCCCTCAGCAAGTTAGCGAGCATAAATCCGGGTTCTTTTGTTATAAGCGTCCTAAGCACTTTTGCTGGCGTGGTCAATATGTCGAGAAAGCCCATTGAGAACTCTCCGCTCGACTTCATTGCATTGAGGAGATAGTCATCTTCCACGCTGTAATAAACAGTCTCACCGTTGATCCTTATGCCCACAGCATTGACACTAGGACTGACAGGACGGGATTTACCCAAACGCTTGGCCATGCCCAACTTATGTAAATCTCTAACCGCTCTGGAAGCGGCCACGTTTGCGAGCGAGGCGTGAACAGCCGCATCTAAGTTACGAAGTATGTTATCAAGAGGGCTTTCGATCCTTTGACTTGTTTTTACAACCCGCACATTCGAGACTTTATTCATCTTGCGAAGAATATCGGCTCGCGCTTTTGCGCTATCGTAAGTCGTATAAGCCTTCTCAGTAGAGACATCATTGACCATGACCATATAGGCAGGTTTCCCGCCCTTTAACTCTTTCGGGGCCGGTATGCCATACATATTTTCAAATAACCTGTTATTAGGATCATTCGATATTTGATCCAAATCTCCAGATTTATCTAAATCTGGATTAACAACATCATACAACGATCCGGCATCATCATACGCTTGACGGTAAAACGGTAGATAATCAGCGTTTTGCATCCATAACTTAGCAGCTTCAGCGCTAATAACGCCCGTGTCACGCATCATGTTTACCAAAGCCTTATTCCATAATTGATATTCTCGATACGCTCTCTCCACCGCTGGATTGTTAATTCCAGCCTGTATCGCTGTCTCTATCTCGGCATCTGTGAATGTTCTTTCGCGGCCTTCTCTTTTTAAGCGCTGTGCGCGGCGACCAGCGCCGTATAGCTGGAAGGTGCCTAGCATTTGATTTTGATCAAGCTCTGCAAATATTTCTGCCAACCCTTTAAGGTCGCTAGGCTTTTCGTATTGCAAAGTAATGGTTTCCCCGGTTGCTGGGTCAACATATCCTTCAATGCGCGTCTCTCTCTGCAATCTCTCGAAAGCTTCCTCGTACTGTCGTTTAGCAGCAGGGTCAGAGCTATCGTTGATCAGCTTCTCGTTCAAGGCAGTGATGAGACCACCGCTCCTGATTAAAGGGCCTTTTGTAATGGCAGCGGCTGACACCCCCTTTGATCTCTCAAGTTGAGAAAATGCTGTCCAAGCATGAGATTCGACAGACATCTTCTGTATCTCATCAGATTTTTCAGCCATATATCTTTGACCAGCGTACCTATCTTGGAAATTTGTTCTCCACCACAACCAATTTGGACGATCTCGCGGATCGTTCATCTTCATGCTGCCCATGATCTTATCAAAGAAAGTCTCATTCTTCTCTTCGTTAAACTTTTCTTTGACAAGACGCTTCTGATCTTGCGTCAGACCGTTGTCTTGACGCCTCAAGCTAAACTTGCTTTTCAGGCTCAGTATTTCTCGCTCTACTTTTCTTGCTTCTGGCGGGTTGATGGCGTCATTCATCCCCTCATCTACAGCCTTCTGCACTTCTAGCGTTCTGTCGGGATTAACAGATACGGCAGGTTGCGGTATTGGGGTGTTTTTAACTTTATCTGACGGGCCAATGAATGATGTCACCAGTTGGGCGGTCTGGCGGCCAGCAAATTTTGGATTTTCTCTTACGAAGCTGGGGCTAAGAACATCATAGTATACAGGCTCGAATACAAAGACGGCAGGATAGCCAAAGTCTTCACTCTTCCACTCAAGCCTGTATCGACTATTGCCTGTGGGGCCGCTTTGCTTCTTCACATCAAAGCCGCCAGCCTTAGGATTATTGCGGAAAGGCCAGTACGCTTTGAGGGCTGCTCTAGCTAAGTCCTCTACGTTAGCGTGAACCCCGTATGTGTGGACGGGAACTTTCGCTTGATGTTTCTCGTAATGCGCTGCGCCAAAGCCGACTGATCTTTCTGCTTTTGCCGGGTCTTCTACTACTCTATCAAAACCGTTTGGAACAAAAACATCGGCAGACTGCCCCTTGCCATCTGGGTCAGTGATGACAAGACGCGGGTAATAGCCTGCGTCATCTTCTGGAGACAACGGGCGTCCAACGAAAGCTGAAGTTGGAGCGCCAATTGCCTTCAGGTATCTATTTAGATTACCCCGCTGGGTCTCTATGTTTCTTGCGAGGGAGAACTTCTGTCTATCTTGAGACCTGATTTCTCTAAAGCGTTGAGCAGCCTCGTCCGAACTTCTTCTCGCGTCATCTCTGGCGTTATCGCTGTAAGTTCCAGATTGTTTGAGTTGCTCGATTCCGTCTGGCGTTCTGATTTCATTGAATGTCCTCAAGTCAAATATTGCGATCTGATCTGCACTATTGGCAATATAGAGCGCAGTGTCAACTTCATTGTAAATGTTGACTGCGTCAAGATAATAAAGATTATCGTCCTTATTAAGCCAACCGCCAGCGTAGACCTTATTGCCTGTTGCTTGTGATACGTCAAACAGCATGTCGGCATATTCGTTAACGGTATTTTCATTAAGCTCGGACGCCTTAATTGTCATCTCCGCGTCTTTAATAGGAGCAACAGCATAACCCTCAGGGGCAGGCTGACCATCTACGGTGACAGTAAACCCTTCAGGGTTAGATTTGATGAATTTTAAGAGCGTTTCGTTTGGCCTTGCGAGGGAGAACTTCGTTTGCGCTCCATCAGCTTCACTAGGTTGTCTGCCATCTTCTCTACCTCTTCCCGCGACATCGACGGCGTCTCCTCTGCCCCCTCTCCCCACGGTCTGTAAAACATTTCCTTTGGCATCTAATTCAACTCCTTCATTTATGATTTTTTTAAATGCTTGAGCATAATCAATGTTCAAGTTTTCTTTTGTGCGAACACCCAGCTTCTTGTAGAGGTTCTTCTCTGGATACCAAAGAATAGCCTGAAGATCGGCGTTTGTTACATCATACCCGCTGGCAACCAACTTTTTACGGGTTTTATCTATTATGCGGCGAACAGCGTTGCGGAAGTTGCCCCCAGAAGGCGCATCCTGAGGCTTGTTTTGTTGCGTCACAATAGCCTCAGCAGCTTTAGCCCACTCTGGCTTATTATACTCTTCCCGCTCATAAAGAGCGCGTATTTCAGGCGTCCGAAACAAACGATCATGCTCCCGACGCAATTCATCAGCTATCTCAACGAGAGCATCAACATCTAAAGTAGACTTAGCGTCAAACACAGATGATATTAAGAAATTATCCCCACGCTTCTCAGGATCGGCTTGGAGACCTTTTATAAGGCGATCAGCTTGTGGGCCTATCAAATCCGGCTTACCAATCAATCGACCAGTTAGACGGCCAATGGTTCGCATCAACCACATATCGATAGTTACTGGCTCAAAGTTCCCGTTTAAGTTTTGATAAAAACCCTGCCCAATCTTTGGCCCTAAAAGGAAAGACCCATAAACAACAGTGTCTACGTTTTCTCCGCTGGGTGGCTTATAGCCTGCGTCTCCCAGTTCCTTAACCGTGAACTGTTTATCGAATAGCTCCTTAACACCTTGCGGCCCCATTTTGTCAAGAAGACCATTGAGCATGATAAAGTTGCCACGCATCGAAGGCCCGTGTTTGCCCTTTGAATATTCAGGGAAACGACCATTCTCTCGGTAATAGTCATACACCTCTGTAGTGTAGACAGAGTTCTCCATAACAGGCGTGTTTTGACTGGTTACAGAAAGAGCCGCCAAGAACGCAAACCGTGCATCGGGATCGGTCTTAATTTCAGGATACAACTCAGCCGCAATATCAACAGCCTCACTAACCGTCTCACTGTACCAGTTAGCTGCGTTGCCAGTCTTTCTCAGGGCGGCAAGCGCTTCACCAGCAAGAACATCAGATATCAAGCCATCATAACTTGTATCGTTCTCGATAAGGACGCCCTCTTTACCAATTTTATTGCCAAGAACTCTTTTAGCCCTAGAGTTGAGAAGACGAGACACATAGCCCACATTATTTCCCGTGCGCTTCGCGAAATCATCGTTGTACAGAATGTCAAGAATGGACAAGCGGCGGGGCCTGCTACGGGGGCCAACACGCTTCCCAGCGACCTCAGTGTCATCGTGCTCAGAATTCTTGGCAGAAAAAACTGGGTCTCTTGGGTCTACAGGTTTACGGGCTAATGAATACTTGCCCTCTATAGTGGCTTTTTGCCTATCTAGAGCGCTCTCCTCATCTCTGGACAAACGCCTTTCTATAAAGCGAGAGAGCGTCTCACGCGGAACGTCAGAGGCCCTGACGCGCCTTCTAATATTGCCGTCCTGAACTGTATCAGCGCCTATTATACGGCGAGCAACGCCATCCAATTGAACAGGATATAGAGAGTATTTAACGCTCTCAGGGTCAATTGTTGTGGGGTCTTCACCCTGCTGCCGCATTCTTTTTATTTGAAAATACAGGTCATCGTTTGTAATCCCGACATCCCGCGCATCACGGGCGGGACCAACACGATTAATCTCGGCTACTTGTTCTGATGTCAGTTTATCTGCGTCATATGCTTGGGGGAGATAACCGGGATTATAAGAAGCAAACTCATCATCTGACATTGTGAGAAGCCGAGGGTTCCTCTGAACGACTTCATTAGCTGTAAGAGCGTCTGCTGGAGCGTCTGGGGCTTGATCACCAACAGCGTCGGGTGGAGCATCTGGAGCCTGTAATCCGACTTCTACGTCCCTTTGTCTAGCGCCTAGAGGAGAACGCAGACCATCAAACATTTGCTCGGCAGATATTATGTCTGCATTTGTAAAGCCGTTTGATAAAGATTTAAAGAAATCAACAATACGGTTGAACAAGCTTCTGGGCTTGCCTGTCAACTTCACATTGCCATCTGCCCAATACCTAAACGCATCAGCAATAGATTCTTCGATTAGGAGTTCTTCTGTTGGAGGTGTTTTCTTGCCATTTCCAGCATATGTCCCGTCTTCTCTTAGCTCTGTATATCTTGCTACTATGTCTTGGTAAAAAGTTAACTTATCGCCCTTGCGCTTATTATTCTTTGCATATTTTTCTAGAACGGCAAAGTCGGCATCCGTAAAAACACTGAGCGATTTAAGGGCGTGTATAACTTCATGATTAAGAACACCCTTCAGGTTATTTTTAACCGCAGTCGTTGTTTTCGCGCCTATATTGGCTAAGTCTAAGGCAAGAGATATTAAAACCTTACCGTTTACAGGGTCGGTAGCGGCACCCTCGCGCCCCTCAGTCAAAGTATCAACAAGCTTAACCCGTATATCCTCCCCAATCTTCATTCCCTTGGGCAGCGCTCTCTGGAACCTCTTTAACTCCTCACCTATGGACTGATTAATATCATCCATTCTGAGTTGAGCATCTGTCTTGACAGTTGAGTTTTCTATGCGATTTTTAAAATCGCGACTTGCTTCGGGTATTGACCTTGTATCACCGGGCGCTCTGTCACGCGGAATTTGTATGCCGGGACCAAGAGTGAAGTCAGCAAGGGTTTCTCTCCTTCTTGCCTCTTCTGCTTCTTGCCTTACAGCGTCACCCTCTATTTGCTCACCACGCCTAAGTGGACTATCTAGGTCACGGGCCTCTGCATCATATACAGAGCGGCTCATCCACCTATTCTTCCTAGTGGGATGCTCTATAAGATCACCACGATCTACAGCAGAATTGATAATAGACTCGGTCGGAGCGCCACGCTTTAAGTCCAAGGATTTATTAATGTCAGACTTTAGGATGCCGTTCTGGCCTTTACGTTTTGCCAGAGAAACAACGGCAGCATATTGAGTGCCAGAAAACTCTGGCTTCTTAATCACGGGCAGACGCTGAGGCCCATCACCCGGAAGCGCTGGCATCTGTTCAACCGCTTCATACAGGTAACCTAGCTGACCCGGCGATACGCTTGGGCTATCGATGCGAGCGCTGCCTATCAAACGCTGTGCAAAGCGCTCAAAGCCAACATCCTCGACCATAATATTCTTTTGTTCAGCAAGGGATAAGACATCATCAGGCGTTACCTCAAGAGAGGATGACGGGGCTACCTGAGATATAATCTCTTCAGAGACGCCAGCTTCCGCTAAATCACCCGGCGTTAAGAGATCGTCCGGGCTAAACGTGCGTTGACCAGTTTGTACGCGCCTTGCGTTTAATTGGGTAACCGTGTCACCGGGCAAGTCCGATACAGGTATACTGTCCGTAACCTGTGTCTTGCGAGCAGCGTCTAATAAAGCCCCCGTTGAAACATTGGCCGAATCAGGGCCGTAACCCGCACCCTTGATTGCTTCGGCTGCTAAACGGTTGGTCTCTGCCCTGTCTTGTGTCTCAAGAAGATCGTTGACCCCTAAATTAATACCGTCTCTAAATTCAGCAGCCTGTTGACTGGTTGCGAAATAAGGCGAAACTTTGACGCCCTGCTTGGACTGAACGAAAGAACCCTTGTTGGTGGTGCTAACTTCATAAGCATCAGGTGTGCCAAGCTCATCAGCCGCCACAATTGCGCCACGATTGAACGACAAAGGAAGATCACCCGCGAAATCAGATAGCGTCTGCTCAACAAGAGACGAAACATCTTCACCCTCATTGATAAGTGTATCGCTGGCTTCACTCAAATCCTCCAAAAGAAGCGTGGGCTTAGGAGGTGCCGGCGCTGGTAGCGCTAATGGCAAAGCATCTGCCTGACCAACAGGGCCAGCCTCTCTAATTTTCTCTTGCTCTTGAGCCTTCTCAAGCTCTTGTCTCACTTCTTCTTGTTGTTGAATCGCCCTGCGATTGCGTAAGCCCGGAACTATAAGCTCTAAGCCACCTTGGAATATAGCGCCTGCGCTGGCACCATACCCAAAATCAGCCATAGCTGATTCACCAACCTCTAAATTAGGATTGTACAATCCTTTTTCTGTTAAATCCTGAAGATAGCCAGCAAACGCTTCCTGCGCTCCCTCACCAATACCTACTGAAGCTACCCTTCGCGGCCCTGTTTTAAACAAAATATTAGCGGCATCACCCAAGATTTTGTTTCTGGTCTCTGAAGGTACTGATTTGGGTATTCCCTTAGATAATATCTTCCCCACCATCGTAACAGGGGCGAGTTCACTCAGACCAATTCCGCCACCCAGCAGTATAGCTTGTTTTAAATTTTCCTCAGCAGCGGGATACTTGCCGCCTTCCTTCTCATACAAATTAAGAATACGCTCTGCCTGATCTCCAGCGCCAGCGCCAACGGCTAATCCTGTTGTGCCACCAGTCCCAACCACCTTTCCTGCTACATTTAATCCTCTAGTCGCCAGTTGACCCGCCGCAGCGGTGGCCCTACCGGCTAAACCCGCCTGACCAAGGCCGGGAATAAAAAAGCTGGCAAACGAACCAAGGGCATTGCCCACGCCGTAGCTTGTAGAGGTTGTATCTCCCCCAAAAGTCTCTCTCAAACTTTTTTGAGATTCTCTACCCCACTTAACAAAATCATTCTCTGCCAAGTCGTCAGACAAACCCAGCGAGTATGCGAGAGCGCCAGCGCCCTCAACCGCAAGAGGCACCATAGAGGTGAAGCCGGTAAGAAAACCGCTCACGGGGTTCATTACCGCATCGCCTACTTCTTCAAAGAATCCCGGCTCTTCATATCCGATTCGCTGATTAAAATCGGATCGATCCATATCTGAATAATGTTTTTTGTACAACGCATTGGATAGCTGTTCGTCCGACAGATCGTCGTACATGGGGTATTTTTCGCGGAAAGATTTTAAATCCATGACAATTTATTGCCTCGGAACGGAGCTTCTAAGCTCCAAAACATCTTGCTTACCGGCAGCTTGAGGGCCAAACTTTTGTTCAGCTTGTTGAATAATGGACCGACCTGCTGGTGTGCTTCGGAGTGCATTAGTAATTGGTATCAGCCCCTTATGAACACCATACAACACCATATCATCATTACCTGTAATTGTAAGGTTATCTTTTTTAGCCGCAGTTTTTATCTCGTAGTTTCGGCGTGTGTCGTCTGCGGCGTTCTTAAAGAATTTTGTTATTTGACTGTCCCTTCTTAAATTAGCAGTCTCCTGCTTGAGCATTTGGTTGTCCAAAGCAAAGGAACTTGTTGCCCTGCCCTGAATAGCCATTACAGAAGCCTTAATAGCCTCCGCTCTAAGCAACTCATCAGACTTGCCTTTGTTTTTAGGGTCTGCCCTCAAAATGGCAAAATTAGAGGTTGTTAGCTCATCAACCGCCCTTCGGTCAGCATCCGTTTTAACTGTAGCTACAGCTAATTGAGTTGCTCTATTTTCCGCAGCGCTCTCAATCTTGGCCTTCTCTACCGCCAAAGCCTGTGCAGAAGCACGGGCTTTCCCTGCCAACTCCAAGGTTTTTGCGGCCCTGTTTTCATCTCCCTTTATCTCAGCCTCTCTGGCTTGCATTAGCCTAACTTGAGCTTTTCTAGCCTCTTCTCTTTGAGCGGCGTCAAGCGTTGCAATGTCCATGTCTAGCTTAGACATATCTTTGATCAAAGACAGACCCTGCTTTTTCACTTGCTCATTGCCAGCCGTGTATCCAATCATAGCGTTTGTTAACGCAACAAGAGTTGGCTGGTTACCCTTTAGTACAGCAGCCGCTGCCGTCATGAATGGCAATCCGCTGTTATCGAGAGCTTTAATTCTATTTTCATATTCTGATCGAATATCCTTCATGCCTTTAGGGACGGCGTCTCTTTCCTTTTCTTCTTTGAACGTAGCCTCAAGGTCTTTGGTGATTTTCTTTCTAGCCTCTGAGTTGTCGGGCAGAAGACCACCATATATTTTATTGAAACTTTCTATTGTATCAACATTGCCAATCTCAACGGCTTTGGCCCCTGAGCCTAAGCGCTGACCAAGACCGGGTACAGTTACCCCCGGAAGAGCCGCCCCAGCGCCCGGAGCACCGCGAGGAGTAACGCCCGGAACAGCGCCCTGAGCATTCCCCCTAGACGAGCTTGTTGCTTCTCTAACAGTAACTTCGTCCCCCGCAGTAGCA